GAAACCATTATAGTGGTAAGATGTCGGCTTGTAGATATACTCTTGGAGTTTTCTACAAGTCCGATGACCATAAATTCTTTGATGGTGAAACTGAGGACTTTATTGGAGTAGCTTGTTATGGTTTTCCAGTTGGTAGGAGAGTTATAGGTTCTATCTTCAAAGAAGAGATAATACAGAATAAGAATATCTTAGAGCTAAAAAGGTTATTTATTCACGATGGTTATGGTAAAAATATAGAGTCGCATGTAATATCATCTACATTTAAATGGATGAAACAATACGCGCCAGATATAAAAGTTCTTATATCATATGCTGATCCTGAACAAGCACACGATGGTGCTATCTATCAAGCTACTAATTGGATTTACCAAGGTTGTGGAGACTTTCAATTGGCTCCAACATATTCATTAAAATTAAAAGAGGGTGATGATTGGATGCATAGTAGGAATGTATATTCTAAGTTCGGTTCAGCTGCTCCTAAGAATCTAATCAAAGCCATTGGGCATGATTTTTGGTTAAAGAAAGAAGCTAGTAAACATAGATACATTTATTTTCTTGGTAACAAAAAAGAGAATAGGCAATTTAAAAAAATGATGAAACATCCTATGATGGATTATCCTAAAGACTATCAACACGATGTCGAGATAACAAAAATAAAAGTGGAAAATAACAAATGGAAAAATTAGAACATAGTTTATGGGTTGAGAAATATCGACCAACATCCTTAGACACATACATAGGTAATGAACATCTGAAGAGTAAGGTGTCTGTTTATCTTGAGAGTGGAGACTTACCACACCTTTTATTATATGGAAAGGCCGGTACAGGTAAAACCACTCTCGCAAAACTATTGGTAAACAATATAGAATGTGACTATATGTATATCAATGCTTCAGATGAGAATAGTGTAGACACAGTTCGTACCAAAGTTCGTGGGTTCGCTTCTACGATGGGTTTCAAAGATTATAAGATTATAATCTTAGATGAGTGTGACTACATCACACCTAACGCACAAGCAGCTCTTCGTAATCTTATGGAGACTTTCTCTAAACATTGTAGGTTTATCCTAACTTGTAACTTCGTAGAAAGAATCATAGACCCAATACAAAGTCGTTGTCAATCATTTCAGGTGATACCACCATCAAAGAAAGAGGTTGCTATTCATATGACTAACATTCTAAAAGAAGAGAGTGTTGCTTCTAAAATGGATGATGTCGCCGGTTTAGTAAATGCTGGTTATCCTGATATTCGTAGGGTGATAAACTCTTGTCAGAGACAATGTGTTGATGGGTTGTTGGTTGTAGATAAACAATCTTTAGTTGAGAGTGACTATAAGATGAAGTTGATGGAAATAATTAAGAAAGAAAGTAAGAAAGATGCGTTTAAAGGTGTAAGAAAGTTGTTGGCTGATAGTCAAGTAACAGACTTCGCTGAACTATATAAGTTGATGTATGATGAGGTAGATTCATATGGTACAGGACATATTGCAGAATGTATTTTGATTATCGCTAAGTATCAGTTATCAGATAGTCAGGTAGTTGATAAGGAGATAAATGCTATGGCTATGATAATAGAATTGTTAGGAGTAATAAAATGAGTACGAAACCAATGAAACCAATAGGTGGCGCAAAACAACCACAACAAGAAATAGATATAAACGATACAGAAACTATCGTATGTGATGAGTGTGGTAACGCTACATTCATTCAATGCTTTTTCATAAGAAGAATATCACCAATTGTATCACCAACAGGTCAAGAAGCTATGGTGCCCATTCAGGTATATAGTTGTGGTAATTGTGGTAAAGTTCCAGATAAGTTAATGCCAACAGGAAATGAGTAAAAAAGATACTGGTGCTGGTAAAGGTGATAAACTAAGAAGAGGAATATCTCAAAATGAGTGGAACAAAAAGTGGGAAAAAATCTTTGGTAAAAAAGAAAAGTCTATTCGACCACGTAAATCAAGTAACAGCGGTTCAAAATCCTAATTATTGGGAAGATATTTCAGACGAAGATAAAAAGACTTGGTCAAACTATATGGTAAATAGATTCTTATCTATGAAATCAGATTGGATTGACTTAGTAAATGAGGTGCAGAAGTATCCATTAGAACCAAAAGAGTTATATAAAGTTTATACAAGCATCTTACCAAAGAAGAAACAATGGCTAAGATATGTTAAAGGAGATAAAAAAATGAAGTATCCAAAATGGGTTTATGAAATAGTAGCTAAACATTTACAATGTAGTATGAGAGAGGCTAATGACGCTGTGGAGATGTATGATATATCTATGGGTGGTCAAGCTGAACTAGCTGATGTTTTGTTTAAGTATGGAGTTGAAAAAAGAGAAGTCAGAAAGCTTGGTCTTATATAGTGTCTGTAAAAGACTTTACGGTTGAGGAGATACCTAGAAAGTCAGTAGTAAAGTTTATAGAGAAACATCATTACTCACATAATGTAAATGGTGTCCAATCTCTATATCACTATGGATTATTTACAGAGGGTAACTTTGGTATTCCAAAAATGATTGGAGCTATGATGTATGCTTATCCATCAATGCCTGCTACAGCAGCTAAGTACAATCCTATCAATCCAGAGAAATGTTTAGAACTTAGAAGATTAGTTTGTATCGATGATACGCCTAAGAATACAGAAAGTTATTTTATAGGACAAACATTTAAGTTACTAAAAAGAGATACGGATATGGAAGTTATAGTTTCATTTGCTGACCAACACCACGGACATACAGGTGTGATTTACAAAGCTACCAACTTTGATTACTTAGGTGAAACTGCTAAAGGTAGAATACTGATGGTAGATGGTAAAGAAACACATAGTCGGTCACTTAATCAGATAAAGAGACCATATGGTAGAGAATTGAATCGTAGATATAAAGCTGGTGACGAAAATATATTTTGGAAGAAGACAAATCCCAAACATATTTATGTATACTATCTAAACAAAAGAATCAAAAGACAAATAAAAAAATTAAATGATAAAGATTGAATTGGTAAAGGACAACAGTCAGAAACAGGCAGTAAAAAGTATCATAGAAAAACACCATAGTTATGTAGCATCCAACGATTCGGTAGGTAGAAGAATAGATTGGTTAGTTTACCATTCAGATTATACAAATGTGTTGGGGCTTGAAAAGCCGATTGGGATGATTGGTATAGGTTCTTCAGTTTATCCACCACCAAAGGATATTCTAAGATATGTCGAAATGAAGAAGGATGAGTATAAAGATAGTTTTAATGAGTTTGGAAATAATTGGAGATTTTGTATGACTACATATATTAAGAATGCAGGAACACAAATATTGAAACAACTTAGAAAACAAGCGCCTATAGAATGGAAGAAAAAGTATGGAGATGATTTGAGATGGTTGATTACTTTTGTTGCTGGTGGTAACAATGGTGCTGTATACAAAGCAGATAATTGGAAACAGATTGGTGAAACGGCTGGTTTACCTAAACATAAAGCAGTATCTATGAAATGGCATAAAGACAACTTAGATAAGATGTTTGTAAAACCAACTGGTGAAAATAAGAAAATAATTTTTATAAAAAGCTTGACTTATACCAGAAAAAAGTCGTAGCTTTATACTGTAAATTGGAGAGATATATGAAAACTATAAAAGACACACCTAAAGGAACAAAAGAAGAATACACAGATATTGTATCTTATATGGAAGATAAATATCCTGATATGACATCGGAGTTCCAAAAGATACAAAGAGAACAATACGAACTCTTTCTACACAAACAACATGACTATGGCCCACAGAATATAGCCGTTGGTCAGATGTTGGTAAATGAAGAAGAGAAGAGACTATCTCTTATGGGTATTTGGTTTAGGATAAATGATAAAGTAGAACGAATCAAAACCATACTAATGCGTGGAGACAATGGTTCTCTTGAAGGTGAAGGTTTGGTAGATAGTTATTCAGACATATCTAACTATGGAGTTATGGCTCAAGTTGTAGCTAGAGGAAAGTGGGCTAAGTGAAGAGGATAAGTTATAGTCAGTACTCAATGTGGGCTCAATGTCCTCATAGATGGAAGACTGCAT